TGCCGGCGGCCTCCTGGAAGGCGGCCGGGCCGGACGACGAGCCCGGAATGTAGGTCGCGGTTGCTGCTGGGTAGCCGGTCGCATAGCGCGCGATCTGGATCACCGGCGTGCTGACCGGAATGGTCGCCGCTGCGGCCAGTGCGCGCGTCCCGTAGTGCGGCATGCTCGTCACTAGGGCTGCCGCGGAAGCCGCCGCGCTCGTGGCGCTCGCTGATGCCGAGGACGCACTCGTGGACGCTGCCGACGCGCTCGAAGCCGCGTTCGTGGCCGACGTCGCGGCTGCGGCTGCCGCGGCATCGACGTCGTCGATCTGGTCCAGGATCTCCTGAATCGCCGCCGAATCGCCCATTCCCGCCTTGACGGCCTCCGTGAGCTGATCCGTGCCAACAGCGCCGTTCATGATCGCGCCATCCGCGCGCAGCGACGTCTTCAGGAACTCCACGATCTCGGACGACGACTGCGCTGCCGCGTTCAGGTCAGCGTGAACCGATGTCGCCGGCAACGGCCGGCTCGGATTGGCGTTCTGGTAGCCAACGTAGTCATATTGGCGCGTGTATTTGGTCGGATAGGCCATGTCAGTGCGCCTTGATGATGTAGTTCAACACGATGCCTGGCGGGAGCGCTTGCACCGGCGTGCTCGTGCCGCCCTGCGGCGAACCGGCAAACGTTGCCGAGCCACTGGCGAAGAACGAGCTGCTGTCCGGCAAGGTGGTGCCGGCCGTGTTGCCGATGACGGCGAAACCGGCTTGGTCGGTACCCCCGAAGGCGCCGGTCTTGATGTGGTTCGTGATGCTGTTGATCGTGATTGCGCCCGCGGGGGTGTAAGGCGGCAGATTTGCCGTCAGCAACGTTCGATTCTGCTGGCCTCCGGTCGCGCCAAGGGTAGCGCCGTCGATGCCGCCTCCCGCCGTCGTGACCCGATTGGCACCGCCGTCAACGCCTATGGGCACGCGCCCGCGCATGTCCGGCAACGTGAAATGCGTACCGTCAGCAGCGCCATACGTCGTGCCGATCGCGGCAAATAGAGAGGGGTAAGACGCCCGCAACAGCGACTGCCCTTGGCAGAGCAGCCATCCGGTCGGGGCCGCGCTACCTGCGTACGGCATCAAGGCGCCGGCAGGGATGACTTGGTTGGCGTCGGATGCCAGCTTCACGAACGTGGTCGCGCCGTCGGCAATTTTTTGAGTGGTGACATTCGCGTCGGCCAATTTCGCCGTCGTCACGGAGCCGGTAGCGAGCTTCGAATTGGCCACAACGCCATCGGCCAACTTGTTCGCGGCCACAGCGCCATCGGCCAGCTTCGCCGACGTGATCGAGCCGTCCGGAATCGCGGCCGCGGCGGTGAAATCGGCGATCTCGTCCCACTTGCTGGCATCGAAGCTGACACCGGAGGTGTGGGTCGTGTTCGCGATGTAAAAAATCGAGTTGTAGAAGACCGTGTTGACGTTCGCGGTGTAGATGACCCCGCTCGCCCACTGCGCCGGGGCTGCGAACCCGAGGCTCACACTGCTGTCGAATTGCGCCTGGCCGACCGAGCCACGCTTCAGCGCACCGTCGTCATCCTGGATCTTGGCCAGGTTCTGTTGAGTGTCGTCGATCGCGATCTTGACGGCGTTGAACTCGGCGTCTAGCGATGTGCCAGATTGCTGGCTCGTGGGGTTTTCGGCGCTGAAAAGCGCGAAACTGGTTTGCCGATCGTACGGGGTTGACGACATGTCGCTTTGGAGACGCTAGGGCGCCGTTGGCGAAGCGGCTGTTGTCGACCGGGAGCGATAGTATCGCGAGTTTAGCGAAATCACAAGTTCGCTAAACCCGACATTCACGCCGCGGGCTCGACCACGATGCGGTTGTCGGCGTCCACGACGTAGGAACGGCTTTCGGAGGCAATGGTGTCGATGCGCTGGTCCGGCCAGGTGGTGACTTTCGGGCCGTACGCGGTGCTGATGGCGGGGTTGCCCTGCTCGTCGAAGCCGTGCGTCTGGACGATGGAGGCTTTTTCGACGCGGGTCTGGACGCGGATGTTAAGGCGTTCACCTTCGGCGGCTGTGACGGTGACCGTGGGCATCAGAGCGCCTTGGAAGCGAGGGTTGCGGCGGCGGATTCGATGTGCCGGAGCGCGTCGACGATCTCTTCGGCGGTCTCGTGGGCGAGAGCGGCGGCGATCGCGAAGAGCGTCTCGCTGTGCTTCGGAGTTTCGGTGGCCTCGACGGCTTCGGTCTGCGGTTCGTCGGTCATGAAATCCCCGGGCTGGTGGTGGGGCGGGCCTACCACCAGACAAAAGACCCGCCCCNNCTGTCGCTGTGCTTCGGGGCCGGGGCATCCACGGCCGAATTGGCGGTCTCGTCGGTCAATGTTTTCTCCGAAACTGGTGGTGGGGCGGGCCACACCAGACAAAGACCCGCCCCGGAGGTGCACACATGAAGGCTTCGTATCCCGAAGCGGCTTCGAGAATGCGTCTGGTTTGTCGATTTGTCAACTACGAGGACCCCTGAACTTTTGGAAATTTCAAAATTAGCGGATGCGCCTTGCGAGGTTCGAGCGCCAGCAAGCCGGCCCCCGCCGAGGGGTGGGGGCGGCCCGGGCCGGGGTGCCTGGTCGATTAGTGCCTGACTAAGGCAGTATCAATCAAGGAAGTTCAATGGCTTAGCGTCAGTTGGCGCGGCATGCTGGGGTGTTATGTCCCTCGCCTGCCCCGCCAGCTCGAGCTCAGCCTTGTCAATCTCAGCCTGGTTACGTTCGATGAAGGCGAGAAGCTCGGCTTGCGACATCTCGCTCAAGGCCTTCTGAGGCGCCGAATCCTTGCGGCTAGGCACGATGTAGCCCGCGCGATCCAGGATCTTGAACGCGACGTCGGCGCGCACGCGCGGCGATACCTTGTCGTCATGCAACAAAACCTTCGCGACGAATAGCGCGCCCGTCGCGGCTGTTTGCAACTCCAATTGCATCGACTCCGCGACCGAGGCGGCCACGGCGGGAATTCGTAACGTTCTGTAAACCGACTTAGAATTGTAGCCCGCGCGCTCGGCTGCCAACTCCGGAGGCAATCCGAGAACCACTAAATTGCGCACTAATTCGCGCTGTTGTTCTGAAAGGCCGGTGGCCGCGACAACACCCATATCGAACAAATCAGATCAGATCACGAAAACGTCAAATCGACAAAACAGACAAAAGCGACAAATTGTAGTTGACAAGGGGAATGCAGAGGAGCTTAATCGACAAACCAGACAAGAGGAACTCGCAACGTGATCATCAACGCAGAAAAGGCCGCTCAGATCGAAAGCCGTTACAACGCGGTTCGCCAATTTCTCGGCGAGCGCACCTCCTATCGCTCCGAAGAGGTCGCGCACCTCAACCCGCCAACCAACGATGAAATCAGCGCGCTGGAAGTGTTTCGCCTGCACCGCGATCAACCGCAACGTTTTACCGCTTACGTGACATGGCGCACCGACGCGGATGAAGCCAAACTCATCACCACATGGACGGGCGAACGTGTTGCTATCCGCTCGAGCTACGGACCGTGGCACACGAACAACATGGGCGCGAAGTGGCGCCAGATCACCATCAAGCCGGACTTTTGCCGCTGGTACTACACCGGCCGGGAGTACAACTCCCGCCAGTGTGTCAACTTCCGCCGCATGAAAGCCGCGTTCTAGCCAACCCGCGCCAGCCTTGTCGATTTTAGAGAGGAGAAACTCGCATGCTTGGTTTCAGTGTCACATTCGAACGCTACTTGCCGCACGATGAAGGCGACGACGTTTGCGAGGCCGATGAAACCGGTTTCGTGATCGAAAACGTTTCGCTCCGCGATGCAGTCCGCTTAGGCCTGGAATACCGCGATCCATCATGGGCCGGCTATTGCGAGCCCGATAGCTACCCCGCGCGCAATGTCCGCTGGTTGACGTTCTTCAACTGGAATTCGGGAACGCGCGAGGAGATTGAGCTCGGCGTCAAAGAGGCGCGATCGCTCCATTTCCCCGACAAGCTTACCGAATCGTCCCGCCGCCGCGTCGCACGTCTCTTCAATGCCTACGGGACCCAGTGATGCGCGCGTTCCTCTCCGAGCTCCCCGCCCTAGTCGCCCTATCCCTTTTCCTCGCCATGCTGCCGCTTTGGGCCGGCGTCCTTGGAGGTCGCGTATGATCCACGCAACCCTCCTGCTATTCCGCGCCGCCGCCGCGCTCTGCCTCGTGTCCTACATCCTGGTGCACTTGCGCCCGTAGACCTTCGCCGCCGAAACCTGCTACTCCAGAAACAGAGGTGAACCATGGACGTTGAACGAATGCGAGCTGCCTTCGCCGTCGCCACCATCATGGCCGGCATAGCCGTGAGCGCGTGGCTTGACCGCTTCATCGGTATCGGCATGGCCGGTGCTGCGGGTGTTTTTCTTGGCATTGCCCTTTGGCGCATGCGACGGGCTGAATAGAACCCGACGATACAACCATTCCGGTTCCTGAAACCCCGCCCTGACAAAGGCGGGGTTTTTCGTGCGCTCGAGCTCGCCTTGCTTCCAGAACTTGGCCGTTAGCCCGTGCACCGTGCCGCGCTTCAAACCCGACAAGGCTTGCAGGTCGCCCACCCCATACCAGCACCCGGGCTGGAACGCCGCCAGGAACGCCGCGCCGGCGCCGCCGGTAGGCTTGCCATGCTTGGTGGCTCTCGCCAACTTCCGCGCTTCCTTCAGCCGCTCAGCGGCCCCCCTAACGGCTTTGCGCTTGGCCGCCGCTCGCTTCTTTGCCCATGCCGCCTTTTGGGCCGGGGTTGGCCGCCATCCCTTTTTGGATCGCTCCACGGCGAGAGCCGCGAAGTCAATTGGATCACTGAAGCGGTCGCGCCACCCGGCCATCTGGATTTCCCCTTGCAAATTTAGCCATAGTGCCTGTTTGTCAGTGTCAGGAGTCAGGGGTTTGTCAGATGTCAGAACCCTATAGGGTTTCTGACTTGACTGACAACTTACCCGAGACTGTCATGACTGTGTTCTGACAGTTCTGACAGTCTTAGATAAGCCACTGATTTTGTGATGTCTTTTTGATTTTCCGAGTATCTGACAACTCTTGACGGAGAGGGTAAAGCGCGGGCCTTGTCAGAGGCTTCCCACGGGCACCTGTCAGAACGGCCAGACAGGCTTTTTCCCACGTTTTCCAGTCCACCGACACGTTTTCTAATTTGTCTGTTTTGTCGCTTTCCTCGATTGTCTCGTCCTCGGAAATCTCGTCTCGTTTCGCCGCCAAAAGCTTCTCCAGGACTTCGTACATCTGGTCGGCAAGGGGCGATACCTCGTCGCTGAATTCGTCGGAGCGGAGCCAGCGCACGACGCAGGATGTGATCGGTTTGTCGTCTTCGCGCCGCCGCCCGACCTCCACGACGTCGAGGGTAAACCGGAGGTTCTGGAACTTGCCGGCATCACGCTGCTTCATCATGGTCATGGTGCCGGCGTCGATTTCGATCTCGGTGTCGGTCGCGGCTCTCAAAGCCGAGGAGCCGCGCGCGCCGCGGGCCTTGTCCTTGCCGGTGTGGTGCACGATGTTCAGCGCGGCACCAGTGGCCGCCCTGATGCGATCGCAGTTGGCTACAAACTTGCCCATGTCGGTCGAGGCGTTCTCGTCACCGCCGCCCATGGCCCTGGCCAAGGTGTCGATCACGATCAAGGCCGTCTTGACGCCTGATTGCTTTTCGGTCTCTGCGACCAGCTTGATGAGCTCGCGCGTGTTGCCGTTGTCGGCATATAGATCGACCAGGCAAGGAACGGTGAAGAACGGAATGTCCTCGCGGCCGAAGTGCCGCTTGAGGGCCTCGATGCGCTTGTAGAAGCCCGTGCCGCCTTCTGAGGCCACATAAACCACGCCGCCCTGCCGCACCGCATGGCCGTTCCATGGCTTGCCGGCGGCGATGTGGTAGGCTTGGTCGAGTGCGATGAAGGTCTTGCCGGTGTTGCTGTCGCCGTAGGTGACGATCATGCTGCCCGATTCGAGGACCTCGTCGATGAGGTAAGGCCGATCCATTTCGATCTCCGCTTGCTTCCATTGTGCGAAAAAGAGGCCTTTGCGCCGCGGTGGGGGCGTCTCGGAGATGTGCACTGCCTCGAACTCGGCCTCCGGCGAAGCTATCCCCGGGGCGTTCTGGCCGTAGCTATAGGCGTTGTCGACGCGGACCGAAACGTGCTCCTGCCCCTTGGCTTCGGCGGGCGGCCAGTGTTCCATCAGGAGGTCGAGGCAGGTTTCGCGGCTGATGCCGAAGTCCTTGACGCGGGCCGCTACCTTGAACGTGCCACTATCCGGAGCAGCCTTTGCCAGATACTCGGTGGCGCGCTTGACGGCTGCGGCGGTGTCGAGGTCCACTGCCGGCTGTTGTCCCGGCTCCACATCGTTGAGACGGTCGCGCCGTCCGGCAGGCGCGTGGTCACGCACCCATGCAGGCAAGTCGGCTTTAAGCTGGCCACTTTCAGGTCGTGCACGGTAAGCGCGATCCTCGATTGTAGATCCGGGCGCGACGACATAGCCGCCTTCTCCTTTGAGGTCGATGTCCTTGTCGAGTTTCTTGGCGTAGAGGGAACTATCCTCGACGGTGAAGTATTCGTGCGTGCCGCCATTGGCGGAATCGACAGTGTAGGTTTTGGGAAGCTCGGAATAGATCGCCTCGAGTAAAGCGCGCTGGCGCGAACCCTGCTTGCCGTCGCGGTTGTCGGTGTCGACGACGAGCGTGGTGTGGTCGAGCGCAATCCCGATGTTGTAGTCGAGCGAAACGCCCATCACCGGACAGGTCCAGAGCTCGGTGATGCGGGCTGGATTGCTGGAAGCAATTTTGCGCCAATTGCCATCGTGCACCGGCGTCTTGCCGTTGATGACGAGCGGAAACACCCGATAGCCCTGAGACGCGTGTTCCAGGGCGGCGGCAAGTTTGTCGGACATTCGTTGCCTTGTATTGCGATTTCGGGATCGCGTTAAAGTCTACACGGAAATCGCGAGAAGGCTACGCCTGGCCCTTGATTTCGTAGTGACCTGGCGCGCATTTGTACCGATCGAGGCGCCAGTTGGCGTGATAGGTCGGATGCTTGCTCATCCAGTCGGAGACGCCGATCTGGCCGTGGATCATGCAGCTCTGGAACGTGACTTGCGGGTCGAGGTTGGAATCGGTGACGATCTCTTCGACGCAAGCGTTGACCGGCGAGCTCAAGCGGCAGAGTACTGCGACGACGGTTACGAACATGGGTGATCCTTCGACGACACCGCTGAACTGGCGTCGCCCAAGTAGTATTTCAGGAATCGACGCATCACGTAATCGATAGCGGCGTCTTCATATGCACCGCCCAAGCCCCGCTCCATGACAGCCTTGAAAGTTACTGCAGGGGGTGCCTTGTCCATGATGGGGACATGATCCAACAGACGGAGCTTGCGCACCTTCGCCAGCGCCCTCTCATAGGCATCTTCGTTGACCTTCATGCGTCGCTCCTCGGAACCTCGACGCTAATGACCTGAGAGACTTCAAACGTGCCATCTTCGTTATAGCCGCCGGAGCGGATCAAGCCTGCTACCGCAGGAGCATCCAGTTCAATCACCTCATGCGAGGTGATGATTGGCGCTCCAGGGACGATCCGTTTCTCAGTCCTGATGATGATGCGGATAAGGTCAGTCATTCTGTCCTGCACGATGGTTTGAGGTCATTGATTAGGTGGCGTGGCCCTTAGGCCACGCTCCTTCCCTCGACGCCGCGCGCCATGCGATCCCGCGTGCGCTGAAGCAACGATTCCTGCGCCGCTTTGACGTGCTCCAGGGCCTTGGCGTTGTAGTCGCTCGCGAACGGGCCGGCCTGGAAGCATTCGAGGCGATCGGCGACGATGGCCAGCAGGACTTCCTGCGTGACGCCGTTGACACCGTGCTCGTTGATCGGGCCATTCTGGAAGCTGATGTGGTGGTCGGCGATCTTGTGCGGCTTGCCGCTTCCGTCGTCGGTCGCCTCGATCCGGTATTCGTGGTTCGCGCCGCCAGCGCCGGGCTGATCGAGCACGGTGATGCGAAGGCGATCGTTCACGGGGTTGACGATGTGGCTTGTGATCTCACGCATAGTCGTCTCCTTGATTGAGGTTGGTACGCACTTTCACTGATCTGAAGACAAAGCGGAATCGTCGTCGTCCCAACCGCTGTTGTTCAGCCCGTTGATTTTGTTGTTCAGGGTGATCCGCTTGTGAACGGTGTCGATGCGGCGACTCAAGATGTCACAGCGATGGCCGAGCAGAAGCATGGCCACGAGCTGCAGGGCGAAGAGGGTGTAAAATCCCCAAGCCGGAATGTCACTCACGCGCTCCTCCCACACGATCGAGCATGGCGCGGACGACGGCGCGGATGTCCTGCAAGCGCTCGACGGCTGCTAGACCGTCCTTGTCGGAGATCTCTTCGATCTTCTCCAGAACGCGCACCATGATCGGTGCGGCTGCGATCAGGCGGGCATCAGCATCTGTAGGGGATTGATTGAACGTACAGATATCACCCTCGCGCATCGCCGCCATGATGGCGACGCACTTTCCTCCACTGACGAATTGGACCCATGGTCCAGGCGTGTACTCAGCCATTTTCGGCTCCTGAATGTTGTTGCGAAGCCAACGAAAGTGAGGCGACCTGATCGGGATTTTCCGCACGCCATGCGGCCCACGATTCATCGGTCAGCTTGTGCTCGACCCACTCACGAACATCAGGCTTCCGCGTGAATGGCGCGCGTGACTTCGGCCAGCACCGCCAGCAAAGTTGCCCGAATTTCGGTGAGTAGCGGAGATGATCGGGGCAGAAGTGCAGGCCGCAGCCGCGATCTTCGCCGTCCGTATTGATCATGCCGCAGACGTAGCTCAGTCCGCGGTCAATCTTACGATCGCAATCCGGGTGGTCGCACAGCGCCGGAACGCCGTAGCCGATGTCCCGCCCGTCCTTGCCGACGCCGACAGCCCAACCCATCAGCCCTCTCCCTGGCCATGTGGGCGCGTCACTGAGTATGCGGAGTTGAGCGCCGCGACGATCCGCTCGGCGCGCTCATGCGAACAGCAGAGCTTGAAGACGTAGGCGTTATCCGCGTCGATCACCCAATGCTCGCCCTCATCCATGTCATCGCCAAGAGGCCGGACATTCAGCGGCATGTATTCCATGCAGTCCAGCGCCTTCGGCATAGCCTGCGGTACAGCGGGTGACAGCAATGCTGTCTCAATTACTGCCAGCTTCGTCTTGATGCTTGCTGCAATCATTGCCGCGCAGCTTTCATCTGCGGCAACGCGCCCAATCAGATAATCGACGTCGGCTTGAAGTTCGTGCAGTGGCACGCGGATATCATCGGGCAATGTCATGACTGCTCCGTATCTGGTCTGAGGCTATCGATATGGACGCCGCACCGACCGCAAACGCGCGGATCATCGGCGGAGGCGACATGTCCGGGACAATCATCTTCGGATGGCCTCGTGCAAGCAGTATGAGCGTTTCCGGCACATGAGGGGCACGGATCGCAGCCATCGAATGGACAGGTGCAATTTGCTACCGCAGTCGCGGCAGACAAACGAGGATGAGGCGCCTCGGCTGACTTCGCTGCCTCTTCCAGCTTCCGAGCTGCGATCTCTCTTGTCGCCAGATCAACCGCGCCTTCGGCGATCAGGCGCATATTCACCGCGTCCATGTTCTTCGGATCGGTGATTGGGAACCGCGCAATGGTTTGCAGTATCTTGAAGTAGGCGTCCGCTTCGTCCCGGCGCTTCACCGTCTCGACTGGAGCGGCCGGCGGCTGGGGGGCAAGGTCGGCAGAAAGCGCATCCAATTGCGCCCTAATCTGCAAGCGCATGTCGCGCCAATTACTCTCGTCCATCGCCAAAATGTACTGCTTCATCCAGCCGATATGTTGGCTCAACACAGATGATCCTTGGGCAACAGGTGAGGCCGGCGGCTGGGCGGCGTAGAGCGCGGCAATGATTGCTTCCATGTCGTCTTCGAATACGCGCATTTCCATGTGGCGACGGCGCATCGTCTTGGCGCGATCTAGTATCCGCTCGTATTTCTCCGCCAGCTTCAATTGCTTCCGAGTTGGTTGGGCAACAGTAAAAGTCTGACTTTTCTCGGTCATGCTGCCTCGCGCTCGCGCTGGTCAGCCTTGAGAATGGCGATCTGTTCTGGGTCGAAGGCGATGACATCGGACGGCGCCGGCAGGAGATTGGCGACTTCCGGCCACGCCGCCACGACATCTTCAACCGTTGATGACGCCTGCACCAGGGCGCGATAGGCGTTGACACGCTTGGTGCTCTCGGCCTTGAACGCGTCGCGCGCCGTAACCCATGCCTCGATCGCGCCAGCGGTCTTTTCGTCGGCGAGATACATCCGGCCATAGCAACTGCTGTCCGGCGTGAGGGGCGAGGTATCTTTCTCGCTGAAGTCGAATTGCTGAACCACGCCGTTCGGAAACTGGACGCGAATGCACGAGTCCCGGCGGGTTAGACCGTACTTCTCGCACACAGCCATATCGGTCGGCTTGTACTTGGCCTCGACAAGCTTGCGCACCAGCGGCTCGGCCTTGCGATAGGCAGCGGTCAGGGCCTTAGCCTCTTTGGCCGGCGAGACCGTGTTGGTCGCGTGAGCGATCAGCTTGTCACGCATCCACTGCAAAAGCTTCCGTTTAGCCATTGTCTACCCCTGTGTTTTTGCCGAATGTTCGGCGGTTAAATCACTGCTTGATGTGCGGAAATTCGCTGTCTGGCGCTGTCAGCGGAAAATCGTTGAACGGGTTCACGCACGGTCCCTCTCCTTCTGCTTGAGGCGCTCGTAAAGCGGGGTGCCGATTTCGCGGGGGCGGCCATCTGGCCACCGGGCGCGGCCATCGAGGAGCGAATGCAGGGTCTCCTCGCGGGCGATGATATGATCGGCGTCAGGTCTTGAGTTTACAACCGGATGATACCTTTTCACGTGAGCACCATCCGGTATCCCACGGAATGTACATTAACAATTTTTACACCTAACAATGCCGCTTTAGGGCGCAACCGGTGCAGGACGACCCGCAGCGCCACCTCCGAGGTTTCAGGTTCGTCCGCAGGTGGCGCGTACATTGCCATCAATAGGTTGTCTACGGTGACCATTTCCGGAGCGCGCCGCGCCAAGGCCTCTGCCAAGAGAGCTTCTTTCAGCTCCAGCGCCACTGTTGAATTACCGAAAAGCAGTGTCTTCGTGTTGAGATCGACGCGGGGCTTCTTGACGTTCATTGTTGCGCCGCAACAAGGACACCCCTCCCCTTTTGTCGGGTTTCCTCGCGAACTTGCGGGGCCGATCGCCTCGAACGGTATTGACGGGCGCCGCTCGGTCAAAATAGTAGTTTCCGACGCTTTCGGCATGGCTGTGTGCATGGCTCCTGCTCGTGATGTCTGGTGTGAATCTCTCAGAACCAGACACATGAAGCGCAGAAATTTATCCCCTTGTCAATTGTCTGGTTCTGTGAGAATGTCGATTCCATGGACAGCACGAACACGACCACGTTCCTGGAAGACGTCGAGGCGTTCCTTAAAGCGCACGGACTTTCGGCAACACGTTTCGGTGTCCTGGCGGCCGGCGACACCAAGTTCGTCGGGACCTTGCGTAAGGGGCGCAAGGTGCGATCGACAACTGAGCACCGCGTCCGCGAATGGATGCGGCAGTCCGGGGGAAACTAGCTTGATCGAAATGAGGGTGCGGCGTCGAGTGATCGACGCGGACAGCGCGACGCGCAAAACCTATCCGATGGCTGCCGGGCTCCTCGACTATTTCCCGGATGCCCTCGCCGAGGTCTCACGCATCTCCTATCTCGGCAACCAGAAGCACAATCCCGGTGAGCCGCTGCACCACGCGCGCGGCAAGTCGATGGACCACGCCGACTGTATCGTCCGCCACCTGGTCGGTCGCGGCGGCTTCGACGGCGAGCTCCGCGAAAGCGCGGCGCTGGCATGGCGGGCACTGGCACTCCTCCAGGAGGAACTCGAGCAAGAGCATAACCTGCCGTTGCCCCGCGGGGCGCGGCCGGCAGAAGAAACCTGACAGGAACTTTCGGCTGACCCGAAAATAGTTCTTGCTTCGTTCTTATCTTCGGAATATCGTCACTGCATCACAGTTTCAGGTCTCACATTTGGAGGGCGGGGTAATGGGAATTCTCTCGATCGACATCGGAACGACCACGGGCTGGTGTCTGAGCGCGCACGGCGCGCGGTTATCCGGCTCGCTGGATCTGCGGGGCGAGCGCCACGAGGGCGCCGGGATGCGCTTCGTACGCTTCCGCGCCTGGTTGATCGAGATGCACGCCAAGGTGCCCTTGAAGGCGGTTTTCTACGAGGACGTTCAGGCCCACAAAGGGCACTATGCAGGCCAGGTCTATGCCGGGCTGCGGGCGGTCCTGATGGTGTTCTGCGAGGAAAACTCGATTCCGTACGCCGGCGTCGGCGTCGGCAAGATCAAGCAATTCGCGACCGGCAAGGGCAACGCGGGCAAGCCGCAGATGATGGCAGCTGTGCGCAAGCACGGCTTCTCCCCGATCGACGACAACGAGGCGGACGCGATCGCGCTGTCGCTCTACGTGGATGACGGGCCACTTGCTGAGGCACTTTTGTAGCTACGCTGTTGAGTTTAAAGCGGTTCTAGTCTCTCATTACTCGCGGAGTGTCTCACAATGGCTTTGACGAAATTGAACGTCATCACCGATCTGGCAGAAGAGCTTCGAAATCTTCGGTCGGAGAAGTCATCGGTTAAGGCGCTGCGGCGCAACTCGGTGGAGATCGTCATCGATCCCGACGAGCTCGACATCCGCACGAAGGTCTCCATCGCGGCGCTGCTCGCGGGAATGGAGGCGATGGAAACCGCCATCGTCGACCAGCTCAAGCTCCACAACATCGAGGCCTAGCCGTGGAATTATTCCCTTATCAGCGCGAAGGCGCCGCTTTCCTGGCTCGTGTGAAGCGCGGGCTGCTCGCCGACGAAATGGGCCTCGGCAAGTCGGCGCAGGCGATCACCGCGGCGCGCGAGGTAGACGCCGGCATGGTGCTTGTTGTGTGCCCGGCGTCGCTAGTGCAGAACTGGCATCGCGAGATCAAGCGCTTCTGGCCAGCGCTTGCGGAGCGCCGCACGTACGGCGTGGTCTCCTACGACTACATGACACGCAACGTCGATGGCACCGACTGGTTCGGCACGTTCAAGAATCCGACACTCATCCTCGACGAAGCCCACTATCTCAAGAACCCCAAGGCCAAACGCACCAAGGCCATCTTCGGGCCGAAGTGCGACGGAGACGGCGGCTTGGTTTCGCGTGCCGCTCACGTCTTCTGTCTCACGGGCACGCCGACGCCGAACAATCCGTCCGAACTCTGGCCCATGCTGCGTGCCGTGATGCCGGACAGCATCAAGCGCGACACCGGCAAGCCTCTCGCCTTCTGGCCGTTCATCGAGAAGTTCTGCGTCACACAGGACACCGGCTTCGGCATCAAGATCGTGCGCGGCAAGAACCTGCCGGAGCTCAAGGAGCGGATCGCGCCGTTCATCTTGCGACGCAAGAAGGACGAAGTGCTGAAGGACCTCCCGCCAATCCGCTTCGACACGTTGGCGCTGGAGGGCAAGTTTCCGAAAGAAGCCAACGACGAATCGTGGGCTGTTGCGCAGCTTCTGGAAGAACAAGGCGTCAATGGGCTGAAAGCCATCGCTCCGCACGTCGCGCAGCTTCGGCGCCTCACCGGCATGGCCAAGGTGCCGGCGGCGTCGGACTGGATCGCGGAATTTCTCGACGGCAGCGACGCAAAGCTGGTGGTGTTCGCGCACCACCGGGACGTGATAGCGGGCTTGGCGCAGGCGCTCGACGGGCATTCCTTCGTCACCCTCACGGGCGATGACAGCGCCGAGGAGCGTCAGGAGGCGGTCGACGCCTTCCAGAGCGGCGATGTGCGCGTCTTCATCGGTCAGATCCAAGCCGCCGGCACTGGCCTCACGCTCACCGCGGCCAGCGACGCGCTGTTCGTGGAATCGAGCTGGACGCCGAGTGACAACCAACAGGCCGCCATGCGCATCCACCGTATCGGCCAGCGCAACGCCTGCCTGGTGCGGTTCGCCATGCTCGCCGGCTCGATCGACGAAGACATCCAACGCGCGGTGATGCGGAAGGCAGCCGACATCTCCAAGCTTTTTACCTAGTCTGTCTGGTTTAGAGAAGAAAGGACTACGCAATGACCATCAGCCTCACGATCGACTCCGAGACCCCCGAAGGCCTCATGGCCGACATCCGCACGCTGTTTCCGAGCGCGCTTCCGCCGATGCAGGAGCAGCCGAGCCGCGAGCCGCTGCCGCCGGAGAACGTGAAGGAGCGCAAGACGCGCAAGCCGAAGGAGGACGCGAAAGCAGACGCGGGGGAGCCTGCACCTGCGGCGGAAGACGGCTCGGCTTCTTCGAAGGAATCTTCCTCTGCCCCGTCCACGGACCCCGTCTCGAGCGAGCCCTCGAACGACGCCGCTTCCGTTCCTGACATCGAAGACCTCCGTGCTCGCCTGAAGACGCTCGGCGCCACCGAGGGCCTCGGCCACGACAAGGTGTTCGAGGTGCTCGGCAAGTACGGCGCCAAGAACGCGTCGACGGTGCCGGAGGCGAAGCGCGCGACGTGCATTGCCGAGATCGACGGTCTCCTTGCGAAGCTGGCCGCGGCTCTGAAGAAGGCCGGTGTGGCGAAGCTCAGTGAGGTTTCTGAAGACAAGGCCGAAGTCGCGGCCTTCGTCGAGAAAGCTCTAGCATGAGCACCGCCGCACACGAGCTCGACGGTCCCGCGCTGATCCGCGCGGGGCGCACGATGGGGAATGTCGCCGAGTTCTACGGCGTATTCCTCCAGGGGCGGCTCCTCATGGGCAACGACGGACCGCGGCGCTTCGACAGCTACGTCGAGGCGGACAAGCACCACGCATGGCTGTTGGCGGAGCCTGAGGCTCTCGCCGGCCGGATCTCGGACAGCGTCAGGAGGCGCTAGTGGCCAAGAAACCCCAAGCCCACAGCGATCGTGCGCACGCCAAGCTGAGCCCCAGCTCCGCGTACCGCTGGTTCGCCTGCCCCGGCTCGCCGGTCATGGAGAAGCACTTCGAGAACAAGAGCTCGAAGTTCGCCGACCACGGCACGGCCGCGCACACCCTCTCCGAGCACTGCCTGGCGACGAAGACCGACGCCAGCGACTACGCCGGCGGTCACGTCAACATCAAGACCGGCAAGGTTCACAAAGCGGGTGGCGAAGGCAACGGCATCTTCGAGATCGACGACGAGATGGTCGAGGGGGTCCAGACTTATCTCGACACGGTCCGCTCGTTCATCGCACCCGGTGACGACGTCGAGATCGAGTGCAAGCTCGACCTCACCCACATCGAGGGGATGGAGTTCGGCACGGGGGACTTCCTCCGCTACCGCTCCAGCGAGAAGCATCTCGTTATCTGCGACCTCAAATACGGCAAGGGCGTGCCGGTCGAGGTGAAGCAGAACGAGCAGCTCCTCACGTACGCCGACGGCACCGCCAAGCGCTTCCACAACCGCGGCCTCGACAAGGTCACCATGGTGATCGTGCAGCCGCGCTGCCCGCCGCCCAAGGAGGACAGCGACGTCGTCTGGCTGAACCCGGAGGGCACCGCGCGCTCGTGGACGATCGATGCGCTCGACCTGGCCGAGTTCCGGTTCGACCTCACGGCGGCCGCGGCCAAGACGCGGGAAGCCGAGTGCTGGGAAGGCGCTGCCGACTTCCACCAGCGATTCACCGTCGCCGGCGACCACTGCAAGTTCTGCCGGGCGGCGCCGACGTGCCCGACCATCAAGAAGTTCGCGCTTGCCGAGGCCGAGCTCGAATTTGGCGACACGCCGCCGAGCGTCTCCGAGCTCGAGGCGGAAGCGATCGCGACGGTTCTCGGCAAGGCCGGCGTGCTCAAGGACTGGATCAAACGCATCGAGGAGCGCGCTCATCAGATGGCGCTGGAAGGCACCCCGCCTCCGGGCTTCAAGCTGGTGCATTCGACCTCGCACCGCAAGTTCAAGGACGAAGTGTCCGCGGACTATCTGGCCGACATGTTCGATGTCGACCTCGGCGAGCTCCTCACCGAACCAAAGCTGCGGTCGCCGGCGCAAGTCGAGAAGCTGATCGGTGCCAAGCGGAAGAAAGAGATCGAGCCGCTCGTCTACAAGCCGCGCGGCAAGGTGATTCTGGCGCCGGTCGTGGATCCCCGTGAAGCGGTGAAGCCAGATGCAGAAGATGAGTTTGCGTAATCGGCCACGCTCGACGCCGTAGAGATTGAGCAAAGGAGAGACTATGTCGAACGAGAACAAAGCTTTCATTCACCCGAAGACCGGGTCCATCGTGCTCCCCAAGGGCCGCCTGCTCTGGAACGCGCTGTTCGCCCCGCGCAAGGGCAAGGGCGGCAAGGAGGGCAAGCACGAGTGCAACCTGCTCTTCCCCAAGGCGGCCGACCTGTCCGTCGCGAAGGAGGAGGCGACGACCGCCGGCAAGGACAAGTTTGCCAAGGCGTTCCGTGACGCCGCCGGCAAATGGCCGGCGAAGATCGCGACGCCGTTCAAGCGCACCGCGGACAACGACAAGCTGGTCGCGGCGCTCGAGGCGGCCGACATCAAGGTCGAGGACTTCCCGGTCTACATCGCGGCGCGCTCGAAGGACAAGCCCGGCGTTGTCGGCCCGAACGGCAAGAGCGACGGCATCGAGCCCGAGCACGTCTACCCTGGCCGGTGGGCGCGCATGACGGTCGACGCGTTCGGCTACGACGCCGAGGGCAACACCGGCGTGTCGTTCGGTCTCAAGAACGTGCAGCTTCTCGACAACGACGACGAGCTCGTCATTGGCGGCGGCCGCGTGTCGGCCGAGAGCGAATTCGAGGCGGTCGAGGGATCTGAGGGCGGTGCCACCTCGGATTCGGTGTTCGAGTGAAGGAGGGGCACATGTTTACGGGCAAGGAAATCGGCCAGATCGACGCCGCGGCATCGAAGCATTTCGCCCTCAAGTCGACCGGGCCTCGTCTCAGCGATGTCGCTACGGTCGAAGAGGTGTTGTCGTTCGCGAACACCCTCGCCTCGCGCGTGGTCGTGCTCGCGGATGCGGCGTGCGGTTCTGTGCCGCAAGCTTCGTGCGGGAGCGATTCGTGCGGCGAAGACGGCGTGATGCCCCGGCTGGTTCATTCGGCGCAGCACACTCGCGGTCGTCTCGGCGATGCCATGGAAGCGCTCTCGCGTATCGAGCGCAGCCTCGGAGTAGTCGCGTGAGTAACGACAACCGCAAGACCTTGGCCGACGTCGTCAAGGCGCCCTTCCCGACCACGACATCCGGCCGGCGCCGGGTGTTCCTGGACGGGCTCGACATGCTGCTCGATCTCTACCGAGGCGAAGGCATGACCGATCTCGAACTCCGTGACGCGCTGCGGGTCAAGATCGTGGAGATCAACGAGGCGCGGGAGGACGCAGCGTGACCGAAGAAGCGGCCATCGGCCACAATTCCAGCATCTCGAAGGAAGCGGCGACGCGGTTGAAAAGCATCGTCGACCGCATCGAGAACCTGGAGACCGAGCGCAAGGGCCTCGCCGAAGACATCAAGGACATCAAGAAGGAGGCGAAGTCCGCCGGCTTCGACATGTCCGCGATCTCGACGATCCTGAAGATGCGGAAGAAGGAAGCCCAGGAGGTCCTCGACGCCACCATGGTGGTCGAGACCTATTGCCGCGCGCTGGGGATGCGCAGCTACCTGGAGTGACGGGGGCGCAGACACGGCGGGTGACGTGTGCC